GGCGGGAGCTCCAGACCATTCTTCGGGAATAGTTCTCTTATCACCCGTGTGTACGCCATTAACCATGCTATTCATTAAATCATAGCTACGCGTTTCTGCGACGGCGCTTATTGGTTAGCAGGGTCTAATTAAAAGTTGTTAAGAAGGTGTTTGGCTTCGCCTGGGCGTGGTCGGTGCCTTGCGCTTAGGCTTGGGTAACAAGCCTTCCCTTTGTGCCCTCTTTTTCGCATCCTTACGTGCACGTCGAATAGCCTCTCCCTTTTCGCGGGTGCGCTTTTCGGATGGCTTTTCGTATGCTCGGCGCTCTCGAAGTTCACGGAAAATGCCTTCTCGCTGCATCTTCTTTTTGAGCACGCGCAGCGCTTGATCAATATTATTATCTCGTACAAGTACCTGCATTAAATTCCTAACTATGGCTTTGGTGGTCGGTTATGTTCTAATCGCGCAGCTCGCAGCCGCTCTGTTTTGGCGTCTATAGCTGCTTTTTCTGTCTCGAGAATAGCTTTTGCGGCGTTGTCCGTTATCGCGTTTTTCGCTTCCGTACGTGACAACGGTTTTTTGAAAAGGGTATCTTTAGTTAGTTCGGTCGATTTTGCTTCAAGCATTTTCCTTGTCCTCGTTCTGGAAAGGTCACACTTTCCGTGAAGGATTGAATGGGGGGGGGCAAGCCTCCGTATGATCGCCGTAACATCGGCTTCGCCGACATGATTGGAATTGCTGATATCTATCCTATCAATGCGAGAAAAACAAAAAAGGCCGGGAAAACCCGACCTTTTAATCGCCTCAACGATCAGTGCCAGTACATCCGTGGTCATGGATCGAAGGCAATGTCTGAACACTAAAACTAAAGTGCTTGCAGATTATCTGCGGCTTTCTTGCCAGAACGGCGATCAGCTACGAGTTCGAAGCTAACCCGTTGACCTTCGTTGAGCGTATGCAATCCTGCGCGTTCAACTGCGGAAATGTGAACAAAAACATCTGGAGATCCGTCTTCGGGTTGGATAAATCCAAAGCCTTTGCCGCCATTAAAGAATTTTACTGTTCCGTTGGTCATATTGAATATCCTTCAAATCGAACGGTTAAATACTAACGAAAATTAATTCGCTGCGAGTTTTACGATTTGAAAGAAAAAGAGGGGCTTTAAATCTTAGCCACGTCGTTCGATAACAAAGTCGATGGACATCATTTAGCGTTAATCAACGCTTTTTACAAGAGTTGCGCTCTGGTTTTATTAAAAATTGATTCTGCGGCTTAAAAAAAGAACCCCGCAGCGAAAACTGCGCGGGGTAATGGGGAGGTATCATGAACCTGACCAAAATTCTAATCACGCGAGATAAAAAGTAGAGCCCCGACGCTTTCGACCGGCGTCGGGGTCGCGCTCGACAAATGAGGTGCGCGACCTTGCCGTGCGCTCTATCCGCTGAGCTTCGTACGACCCAGCGAATAACTGAAAAATGCCCTGCCGAGGGACGAGCTAGGCAGGGCTGCGCGCGATGGTTCTGGTGACAGTAGAGGTGAACTGGCGCGAAGTTATCGTTCTTGCATCATTAAAACTCTGGGGAGGGGGAATGGTTCCGCTGTGAGCGCCACGCTATTCCTCCGGATCAGTTCCCGTTTCTCCCATCTGGACGCCTTTTGCCATACTAGCGATAGCCCGTGCTATTTCGATGCGATCCCATCCGGCCTCTTGCGCGTCGTCTATCAGGCTGAACAGGCCGTCGGCCAGAGCTTCCTGACAGTCCATAAACCGTTCCGGGTAGTCCTCGTCTTTCTTCGGCCCTTTCATTCTATCCTCCCTAAAATAAACTCGGCTGCTCTTCCTTATTGTCATTGCTTGGCGTGAGGTCGATCAGATCGGCGTCGGGTAGGGGCTTTTGCATTTCCTTGGCTTCATCCCATGGAGCGCGTAGCCAGGTGTCGATTTCCTCCGTGGTGCGGAGAATGACCGGCATTGCCTTCGGATGAACCGGCTTCACGACAGCGTTTGGCTCAGTGGTGAGGAATGCAAAGATATCGACCTCGACCGGGCCTTCCTTCTTCTTCCGCACGCCTTTCCAGCTTGTCCAGATACCTGCGAAGGCAAACAGCGGCTTTTCCTCATTCAGCGCGAACCAGTGCAGCGGCTTACGCTTGGTCTTCGGGTCGGGTTCCTGCCCGTATTCGGAGAACGATGTGGCCGGCACAGCGCAACGGCTTTCGACGCCTTGCCACCGCCGCCAGTGAGGCGAGGTGAGCATGCGGATATTCGTTACTCCGCTATCCGCTTCGCCCTTCACATATATCGGGGGTGTAGGCATGCCCCAGCGGAGCATTGCGAGCTCCGGCTCATCACCTTTGATGTTTCGCAAAACAGGGGCCGGATAGTCGGGAAAGATATCCATCTGCGGATCGACGCGGTTCGTCAGGTCCGAGAATTTCTTGAACAGGCGGCGCATGGCCTCATGTGTCGTGGTGATATTGTATAGATTGCACATGCGCTCCTCCTCGTTACGAAAAGAATAGCGCGGTTATTGTTGGCGTCTAGCTGGTTGCTTTCACTCTGACTGTAGTGCGAAGCTGCGCGGGTTAGGTTGTATCGCATCTCAAATAGTCGGGCTGATCAATTTAGGATTTTGCAATGCGAATTGTTGATATCAGAGAAAGGTCGATTGATCTCAGCCGTTTCGCGGATTTGAGCATTCATCATTCGCTGCTAACGACGAGTATTGTGGCTGTCGTGACTGATGTTTTACGTAACGGCATCCCGATCGTCGGATATGGCTTCGGTTCTGTCGGTCGGTTCGCCCAGTCAGGATTGATCAGAGAACGGTTTGCTCCTCGCTTACTTGCAGCCGACACTGATCAATTATCCAATTCCGCAAACGATAATATCGATCCGTTTCGCGCTTGGAAGCTCATGATGTCTGATGAAAAGGCAGGCGGCCATGGTGAACGCTGCGTTGCGGTCGGAGCCCTAGACATGGCAATCTGGGATGCCGCAGCAAAAATCGAAGACGCCCCACTATTCAGCTTTCTCGCCGAAACCTTGGGCAATAATTCAGAGCCCGGAACTCAAATTAACTGTTACGCTGCCGGCGGATATCCTTACCCCATCGAAGACCATTCTTCGTTGCGCACTGAAATTCGATTGATTGTTGATCGAGGCTTTACGCATGCGAAAATCAAGATCGGTAAAGGGGAAATATCGGAAGACTTACAGCGGATCGATATAGCTGCAAAAGAATTGCCAAATGGCTATTCTAGTTTGGCTGTGGACGCAATGAACGCCTACAGCCATGAAAGTGCGATACAGGCCGCAACCGCGCTCTCGGTAAAAGAACTGTGGTGGTTCGAAGATATCTGCGATCCGTTGGATTTCGATACTCAATCTGACATTGCCGAAATTTACGCGCCGCCTCTTGCTGCCGGCGAAGCGTTATTTTCTCTCTCTGAGGCCAAGCTGTTGGCGCGTCACGGTGGTTTAAGATCCGATCACGACGTCTTGGTATTTGATCCTGTTCACTGTTACGGGTTGCCTGTCTACCTCAAAATTGTTGACCATTACGTCAAACAGGGATGGTCGAAAAAGTCATTCTGGCCACATGGCGGCCATCAATTTTGTCAGCACGTAGTGGCTGCGCTAGGCCTTGGAGGCGCGGAGGTGAACCTCACTAGCTTTCAGCCGCTTTGTGGGCTTGCGGACGATACTGTTGTGGTGGATGGAAGGATTAGTATGTCTGACCGCCCTGGCATTGGTTTTGAGCATCGCAACGCAGTGCGCCAATTGTTTCATAGCTTGCTGGAAACGGGGTAAGTACTCATCCGTGGCGGTGGCCTTGGCAACCGAAAGTGCCATCCTTATCTGCGCCGTCCAGTCACGTCGAAATACGACATTTGCCGTATAGCGCTTCACTTGATTCTGCCGTCGTGTGTTTGCAGATCGTGCACTTCGCCTGCACGGTCCCATTTGTGTTTCAGGCGAATTGCTGGTGAGGCCAGCAGAGGAGGACATATGAAGACCTTAGCAATAGTGGCCGTTGGCGCATTCATGGTGTCGGGAACGGCATTCGCGTCCGCGCCTGCTGTATCGACTGCTAAGCAGACCATCAAGCAAGCCCCAGCATCCGGCCCAGTGGTGGCAACTGGCTCGGGCAAACAGAATCGCGTTGGTTTGCCAGGGACGGGCAAGAGCTTTCGTTTTTAAGTTGGATGGTTTGCCCCGTTTAGGCGGGGCAAACGCCTATTTCTTTCTGCCAGCCAGTGCGTCCTCGCCTTCCAGCTTGTGAGCGCGACAAAACCACAGCTGTCCATATGTCGTTTTGTAGCCGAACGAACCCCATTTCCTTGCAGTCTGCTGCGTTGCAGAAATGCACGAACAGGCTTCCTGCCTTGGCGACGTATGCGTTGTCGTTTTTGTAAGCAGTCATTATCCCCTCGGCATTTTCGTAATTCCAAACTGCGCATAGCCTTTTGTCGTGCAGGCCCGGCATCGCATGCGCCTGTGCAGATCGACAAACCAGGTATGCGTTCCGTATTTTCGTAAAAGCATCTCTCTATCAATCGATCCGATGTGCCCGCACTGGCAACAGAACCCGTATAGCTCGTACCATTTGAACAGGTCAATGATCCGGGTCGATACCGGCATTTCGGTCAGGTAAGGTGGACGCTGTTTCATCGGTCAAAGTACGTCTCCCACGGCCTGGATTTCTTGTCCGTTGGATCGTAGGGAACGCCGCCGTATAGCTGGATGAACTCTTGCTGGCCTTCCTTGGCCGGGAATTTCACAATCGAGAAGTAATGGCCCTCATGATATAAGCAGCCATGCAGCCGATAAGCGCCGAGCCGTCTTTCGTCCGCAATCACTTCCAAAAGCCTGATGCGCAGCTCATCAGTCAAGAAAAGCACGACCTGAAACGGATAATGCTTATTGATGAGCGTCTTTGGCGGCTCACCGCGTGATCTGCCGCTCAT